GGCTCATCTTTCGCTTGAGCAGCATAGTAAACCGCCTGTGTGTGATGGTAATCACATCACACAATCCTCAAAAATTTTAGCACTTTGAAGGCAATTCCCCAAGCAATACTCACTCCCACAAAATAGCCAATGGTTGCCGCGGCAGCCACACAGGCTAAATAAGTGCGAGGGAAATTGTTGGCGAAATTGCTGTGCAATCGGCTAAAGAAAGACTTTGTCTTCCTTAAAGCCTTTGGAATCTTAGACTTAGCAAAAGCCAAACTTCGGCTCTTGCAGTCTGATAGGAATCTGGGGACTGACCCATATATATATTGGTCAGTCACAGGATCCTTTTCTAGGGTCCATCCATAGAGTAACATTTTGTAAAAACTCATGGAAAGGCCCAAATGTACCATGAATATGGCACTAAACATATTTTGTGAAAGAATCCACCAGTGGCTAGTTTATAGTAACGAGCCAATCTGGATGGTTTCTTTCGAAGTGAATTTCTCACCCGAGAATTCATGTTGTCAAATTGTACCAAAAACCATTGACGCATCCTCAACCAGAGACTTATTGGGGTGTCATCCCCACTGGGTTCCCCATCATCTGGTTCAGGAATTGGATCGGTCTCCAACAATGCCTCTTCTTCAGCTTCCTTTTTAGTCCGCTTCTTTTTGAGCGGACTAGGAGGTGGCTGAGGCTTGGCTTTCTTGTTGGCCTCCTCTGCGAATGTGGTTTTTCCGGCAACATTCCGGAAAGGTAAATCTGATGCATGAGGGAAATGCCCTGACTCAGGATTTTCAGGGAGGTCGGCGAGGGTTTTGAATCCCTTGTCCCGATACTCCTTACTGAGCTTAATGCTTTCAGGCGGAATAGCTGAAAGCATTTCGGACATTTCATCCAGGGTGAGAGGTTGCCCTGTGGGCAACAAAGAATCACGCACAGCAATCAAGAAAGGATCAAATAACTTCCTTGACGAGTGTGTCATAATTTTAAGGTCGTCTGCGAGGCCATGAAACACCAGTTTATAAGGTTTATAAACAGAGTGTTTAGTGGCATCGAGGGCTGCCTTAATCCAAAAGACGGTGTTCTTCTCATCCTCAACAGGGTTGGAAGCCACCTTCTCAAATCTTTCCTTTGCAAGGGAAGACAAATTCGTATGGGCGACATTAAAGAGTCTAACTGACTCTGTGCCCATCGCCTTTGCCTTAGCAGCAAAGGACGTTCCTGGTTTTCCCGACGCAATGGCTTGACGGGATTTTTCCAGATTCAATTCATTTGTCAATTCCAAGACTTGAAGTTCATAACGCTTCAAGCGATCTTGAACAGATTTCTTCTCAGTATTGAGAACCTGCAAGTTGGAATTAAGAGAATTAATGTCTTGGCTCATGCGGCGCTTCTCATCAAGAAGCTTGTCAAGACCCTCTGCATCACCAGATTTCCTGGCAGTGGAGATGGTCTTTTCAAGCTCCTTTTTGGAAGCTTGGGCAGAAGCCATAGCAACTTTCAAGTCAGCCTGAGATTTCTCAAGGCTGGCTTTAGTATGTTCAGCTTCAGAACGTGCTGCCTGAAGCTTAGACTCAGCTATTTTAAGCGAATCTTTTAATGCTTGCTGGGAATAAGCAATACGCTCATTCTCATCCTTAAAGGCATTTGCTTTAAGACGTAATTCTGAGAGCTCCCGTTGGAGCTCAGCGAGTTCAGAAGCTGGAACAGTAGTTCCAGTTTGCTGCTGAAGAGACCTCAATTTCTCTTCAACGAGAACCCAATCTTCTTTAAAGACAACCAAACTGGGTTTGCCTTTAAAGGTAGCAGCAACCATATTGGCTGAGGCTAAGATTTCATCAACCTGATGCTTAACAGCAACAGACGTGGAAACCACCGATGGTGGAGGTGCAATGCTTGGCTCTGCCGGGTAAGACCCCGGAGGCGGTTGCTGCGGTGCAGCATCTTTTCCATTGGAAGAAGACATAACCACGATATGCATTGCATATTTCTGGAGCACTCATTCAGGTGGTTTGCTCTAAAATGTGGTCCTTTTAGAAATCATC